TAAATCAATAGCTCCATCGCCATCGTCATCATAGGTAGCAGTAATGTTTGTATGACTACCATTGGTATCAAGCATATCACCGACCACATCTTGTACATATTCAGTAATAGTTTTGGTACCAATATAAAAGTTAGTAGGTGTAGATACTTTTACTGAGTTACTTGCAATTAACAGGTCAGATGCAGTGCCATCACCATCATATAATGCTTTTAGTGTTGTGGTAATACCTGCAGTCTCTCCTGTGTGAATTAACTGCACATAGCCCTGATTTACAGGTGTATTTCCTAAGTTAGTATTACTACTCAATGTCTAATTCCTTATATAAATCTTTATCTTTCATTCTTTTGTGACCTCTACCAATATCATCTGAAAATATAGTAGGTTTTGAGATTAATCTTGTGAGTGTTCCATCTTCGTTGCAATTGTGAACATTTTTATTACATTTCACTAATTTTTCGTCATTCATGCCTTGTATTGTTTCAAATTGTTTACCACAAGTGCATTTATATTCGTATATCGGCATGTCTACTCCATTTAAATTAAAAATTGATACTATATAGGGGCATCAAAAAGATACCCCTATATTTTACTGATTTAACCCATTACGGATTGTTGAAATTAACAATTCCTAATGAAGTTGAACTTGCAGCATGTGATAATGCAGCACCGAATAATACATCTGCAACAATGCTTGTAGCCAAGTGGTCAATGTCATATGCTGACTGAACTCTTGGTGCAAACTGTTGTGCAAAGTAAATTGATTCTCTCTTAAAGATAGAACCACTTTCGTCTCCAGTACCACCATCGTCATCCCAATCTACTGATGAGTAAACTGGCATACCGTAGATTTCCATGATAGAACCACTTGCTATTGGATTAGCAGCATCGCCTCTTTTTTGTGCCTCAGTAAAGTCGCCTAATCCCATTAGGTTCATATACATAGCAGGTGATGCATAAAAGAATGTGTTTCCATCTGTGTAATCAAATCCTGCATCAAGAAGTTTCTGTAGTCCACTTCTTACTTCTGCAGTTGTTGGTGCATTATCTGCAGCCAAAGAAACATCATTACCAGTAGCAGATTGAATGATATCTACTGCAAGATAGTTTTCAATTTTCTTTGCTAAAGCATAACCCATAGATTGTGCATAAGCATTGAATAAGTCAGCAGACTCTTGAACTCTTACAATGTCTTCAATTCGTTTTGCTTCGTATTGATGTTGATTTAATGATAATTGAATCACTCCATCTGTGTTAGCAGAATAAGTCACTGCAGTATCTGCTGATTTAGCAGCAGCAGTTTCTTCTGTCACTTTAGGAATGTTCAATATGTCGCCACCATTTGCAACCATTGATGAAAAGTCTAATACTTGATTTCTTAATCTGAATTGTCTTTCAGCATAGTCAAGAATAGCATCTCTCCACATCTCTGGAATAAAATTAGCAGCAGTTGTTGTTGTTACATTTGCCATTTTGGTTTCCCCTTTTAACTATTGTTTCTATACCCCTCAACTATCTGATTCCAAAGGTTAGGATTCCTTCTTGCTTGTTCTCTATCCTCAGCACTCATTTCACTGAATTTAGTATTTTGAGCAAACTTTCCTGAACTCACTACTTCCTTTGCATCTGATATCTGCACTTTTTTCTTACCCAATCTGTCAAGGTGCTTTTCCAACTTCATTGTTGGGAGGTCTTGGTATATTTCTCTATCATCATCTGACAGTTGAGACAGCAGATGTTCTCGTCTTTCTTTTTCTTGATTTTGGAAAGTTTCAACGATAGGTTTTAACTGCTCGTTTTCTGCTTTCATTGTTTCATATAAAGATTTGAACTCCTCTTTTTCCTCAAGTCTTTTTTGTTCTTGAAGTTTTAGATTCTCTTTGAGTTCGTTTAACTCAGCCTCTGCTGTTTGGGCTCTTTGGCGATATTTTTTGCTTTCTGCAATATACTCGCCCACTTCATTATTTACTTCCTGTGTAGGAGTTTCTGCTACTGCTTGTTCTTCTACTATTTTATTTTCTTCTGACATACTGTCTCCTTATTTGATTATAATGTTTTTTTTTGAAAGTTTTTTAATATTTCTTTCAAAGAGTTTTTCTACATCTCTCATTACTAAGTTCTTATTAGCCTCAGTCAAATCGTAGATATCATATCCTCTACTTCTATTGCCTAATACGATTTCTCCTCTATCATAAGTTATGACAGCAGTATCTTTTTTAGAACTTGCTCTCATGCCTCTTAGTGTTTGTCCAGTTAATTTCATATTAACAAAAGAAGTCTGTGTATCTGTAGATTGACCTACAAAACCTTTTAATTTTTTACCAGTGCGAAGGCTTTTCATGCTGTTTCGCTTGTACTTTTTGTAAGGCTCACTTTTATATCTTAATCCTCTTTTACCATTTTGGAATTTGCCTTCAGCAGCATCTGCCTGTATGACATCAATAATATCTGCTGCGAGTAGTTCCATAAACTTGTTGGTAATTTTTATTGTATCTCTAAATCTCATAATGCTCTTACCCAGTCATGTCTACAGTTATAACCACCTCTACCTGAGAATGTTACATATCCTAACTTATCAATCTCTTTTCTTGTAAGAGGCTTTTCTTTTAGTGCTTTTCTACATACATCACGAGTTTTATCGTCATTAGTTCCAATGTATTTAAATTTGACATCAGGAAATTGTTCAAATGCTTTTGCTCTTGATGCATTGCTAAATCTTGCTAATCCATCGTTAATCAAAAAAGATACCTCGCTGCTGCTGATATAAGTACCAACTCCAAATCCTCTTGTTAGGTTTTCCATGACTTGTTGATTTGTTTCCCCTGTAATGATACTTCTTATCATAGCAGCTTTGAGGTTATCTGAATATTGTCTAACACCACTTGTTAAATATGCCATATCTAAATCTCTTAATCCTTGTAGAACTTGAATACTTGCAGCAGGTACTTTGGCTAACTCCCTTCTTGATAGTTCTCCAAATATTGCTGCTATTTCATCATCATAAGTTTTCCCCACTTTGTTGATAAGTTGTGAATAACCTAATCGTTCCATTTCCTCAAAGAAATCAATTTGTTTAGCCAATCGTATTAACTCAGTATCTGTGACTTGCGATAATCCTTTTACTAAAGAATCTATTTTGACAAATAAATCCTCTTGTATTTTTGCTATCTCTTTGCTGTAAAAGTCTAACTTAGCCAACTTGTCTACCTATTCTATCAATAATGGACTGTGTGCCATCCTCTTGTTGTGGCTGTTCTGAGTCTAATTCCTCAAGCATATTGTCTATTTCCTCATCTAATAAATCAGGATTCTTTTTTCTCAAATAGCTTTTTCTTGTTTCTAACTCATTAGCGAATGCCCAAGTGTAATACTGTATTTCCTCAGATTGACTCATTGGTACTTCTCTTTCAGCAAAGTCTACACTAAACTGGTCACCAAGATTTATACCACCTGATACTTCACATATTCTACTTGCAATTTTAAATTGTTCTTGTTCAAAAGGTCTATAGATTTGTTCTACATCACTTCTCAGTGCATCCATTAAGTCTATTTCTGACATTTTCTTAGACAATCCACTTTCCTGTGCATTGTTAGTCCAATTGATACGAACATTGTTGGCTTGTGCTATAGAATCCACCATATATCGTGTAGATTCAATCATTCCATTAATATTGGAGTTAGGACTCGCATAATTAAAGTTCGCACCCTCAGGCAGCACTAAAGCCTTATCTTGCCCCATTGCTATTCTTTGTTCTGTGTCAAGTCCTGTAAATACTGGCTGACCCAATGCGAATCTACCATGCAATGCTAATTCAGTTAAAAGAATATTCACACTTCTCATACCATTGACTAAGTCTGTAGCACCTTCTCTAAAATAATCTCTTGTAAATGCATGTCTATGTGCAATGTTAAATGGAATAATATCTCCATAAGGATTTCTATCACCATCTACAATAGAAGTGATTTTACCCTTAGATGATATCATGAAGTGCTTTCCTTCCATATCGTCAGTATCTTTTGACCAAAACATATATTGTGCATCCTCACTTCTTGCTTGAAGTTGTGATTCTGCTTGATACATAACAGCAAATGGCTCATCCTCATTTGGCTTAAAGAATGGAATAAAAAAGTGTATTGGTCTATACTTCAGTTTTTGCTCATTGTCATCCCAATGTGTGTACAATGCCTCAGTTCCAAGCAGGTATACCAATTGCTCATATTGTTTCATAAAACTATCAAAGTCACCCAAGACTTCATTATACTTGTCATTGAGTCTTACTGGTGATTGTTGATAGACTAAAGTTCTACGACTTATAATGTTTCTCACCAAATTAATATACATTGGTGGAATCTGTGATAAACTTTCACTGTTAAAGTATTGCTTTAAGTCTTGCTCTAAATTAATTCCTTCGTAATAATCAAGAAGTCGTTCTCTTTCTTCCATTTGATTATCGTATTGATTCTGTATGGTATCCATAAGTAAGTCATACAGCATCTTTTCTGTTAAATTATAAATTATCATCCCTCATACCTATTTTTTGTCATTTGTGATAATGTTTGTTCTTCTAATATGTAATCTGCATATTGTTTAAACAACTTCTCATCTTTTTTCTCTTGTTTGTCTACTAAGTGCTGACCATACAGAAAAGCAGTAACCAAAGATATCAAAAAACCACATGAAAGACCTAAAGCAAAGGTTACCATTGTATCGCAGTTCCTTTTCCTTTAAATCCATAACGATATTCAATAGGATACATTAAACCATCCAAAAAGTGTGATAAGGTTTCTGTTTTAAGAATGGCACCATTATCCATAGTACACAATTCTAAGTCTCTAATCAAGTTTTTACATTTTGGATTTACATAAAGTCTAATGATACCTGCTGCACTTTCTAACATGTTATTTAGTGCATTCAATCTATCTTTTTGTGTTGGATTAGCCTTTTTACTAATCACAGTGAAACCTGCCTCTTGTAGTATTCTATGGTCAGATTTCGTACTATTACTTGTTCTTGCTTTACCTGCTGGGTCAGGATAAACTGGAATATTAGGTGCAATCTGTGACATTTTCTGTGCGAGTTCAAATGTGTTGGAGTTTTGCATACCTATTTCATCAATAGCATACACAGTACCATCTGTGAACTCACATAATAGAATAGCAGTTAGATAACTGGCTACTCCAAAGTCTACACCCCAAAATAATCTTGTGCTTGTTTCCATGTTTTTTAAATGTTTTGTTCTGTCAAAATTATATGCTGCACGATTAGCAGATGATTCAAATGATGCCAAATATTCTTGTCTAAATGTTTGTGCATCTAAATTCTTTTTAGCACTCTCAATCTCATCCTCACTAATAAAGCCACCATCTAAGGTAGTAAACTGCCAAGACTTATAATCACTTTCATTTTGACCTTTTACCCACAAATCATAGAAATGGTTTTGTGTACCAGTTGGAGTACCTACAAACAATGCTTGACCTTTAGTCTCAGATAACATAGGCTGTATAATTTCGCCCCATACATTTGCTTTCATAAATGCATATTCATCTAATACGACTTTATTCAAACTAACTCCACGAATGCTGTCTTCATTGTTTGCACCTTTGAGTTCAACTTTTGCATTATTTTTGAATGTAATTGATAACTCACTTTCATTAATCCTAACATCCCTACCTGACAATGCTTTTTTAAGAATACCCCATGCAACCATTTTTGCTTGAGTATATGAAGGAAAAACAATCCATCTTCTTTCATAAGGCTGTATTTCTGTTGAAAGTAGCCACATGACTGCGAAATAAGTCTTACCCCATCTACGACCACAGCATAATATCTTGTACCTATGTGAGTCATGGAATAGGATATTGTATCTTGTTTCGTCAATTTTCCACTTCATCAAAATTAAAGACCTTTATTGGTTCATCAGTTTCCGATATTCCAATAGTTTGTACTGGTCTACCCTCTGTTCTATCAGCGATAAACTGCACTGCCCATTGTTTTCCTTGAACTGCATACATCATAGTAGTCCTTAAGATTGCTTCCATCATTGTCATTTCTTCTGTATCTACCTGATTAAAGAGTTTATTTACTCTTTCTTTTAACTCTGGTGGAACATCTTCTGCACCAATATTTTTCAACATGGTGGCAATAGATTGACTTCCCTTTGGTCTACCATGACCTTTGGAGAATGAGTTGCCCTCTTTGAATCTCCCTTTGTTGTCTCTTTCCATAAATTTTACCGATTGTTACCGTTTTTAATCGGCAAACAAGTCTACTTGAACAACTTCATGTTCTTCAACAATTTTTTTAGGTATATAAACTCCAGCTTCAATATCTAATAACACTTGGTAATTGTTTTCTTCCACTGTTTCATACGATACCAATTCAAACCTATTATCCAAACATTCCTTTTTAAAAAACATCCAATGTCTACCTCTGTAGTTCTTAAACATCTTTTTGTCTTTTATAGCCTTTTTATAAAACTTCCACACTTTTTCGTTCTTGTATCTACAATGAATCATCATGTGGCATATATAACAAAGACCAAATTGTCCAATGTGTTTGCCAAAAGGGGATGAATAATTCTCACTGTGCCATTCTAAAGCACCTTGTGTTTGTGTACATATATCGCACTTAGTTGGATATTGAGGTTTAAAACCTTTTGCTTGTTGATTTCTAAACCATTTGAGAGCAGCAAGTCTTTGCTTACCACTAAATCCATTATAACTATTCATGCCCTTAATTTACTAATTGTCAAACTATAGAACAAGGTCTGCATGCCAAACACCAGTACGAACTTCTTTATTTATGGTAAATCCTTCTTTTTCGTAATAGTGTGGATGCAAGGTTAAGACCTCTATAACATCATATCCTTTGTCTTTAGCTATATATTTTCTCATTTCAGTAAGAAAATGACCAAATCCAAAACCTCTAAATTCTTTATCTATAAAATCGCCTTTAATGCGACATTTATTCTTTGCAAGATATAATCCACAACATCCAATAGAATCGTGTTTTTTCCAACCAATTCTCATGATATTAAACCACATGGTATTGTTGGTATCACTTATACTTACTCTTTCTTTAGCAGCACGACTCTTATATCCCTTTATATCATCATAGGAACATTCTCTAATGATAATTTCATCCTTAATAAATGTATAAGGATTTTCTTTGCCATTTTCTATGATATAATCAGGATTCATTTTTATACTGTGGATACCATGCTTTGCTGTATTTATAACTCTTAATATTTTTTGCTTTGAACACACCATCTTGATACAGCAAATCTATTTCTTTTGGTGTAGCCCCTAATTCTTTGGCAAGTTCTTTTGTTTCCCACTTATGCTTATCAACCAACTCTTTGACCATTTCTGACATACGAACTGCCACATGGCTGCCTTTTGCTCTATTCATTCTTACAGTCAATATCATGGCTTGGTCTCTTGGTACATCAAAAATGACACATGGTACTTTACCATCATATTTTTTTCTTAATTTTTTACTTTCACGACTCAACATAGTTCTATGAAATCCATCTATGATGACTAAATCTTTAGATATAATCACAGGCTGTACCCAACCTATTGAATCTATGTTATTTTCTAAACTTCTTAACTCAGGATTAAACACGACATTTGGATTATAGTCATTTGCCTCCAATGAGTCAGCATCTATCCACTGAATGTTATTTATTGGGTCGTTCATCTTGCCTCTTTACTTAATGGTAATAATTCTCTTTTATATGCCCCTGAAATAAAATATTTCAAGATATGTCCAACAGGATATGCCTCATTATCGTTTCTATTGGCAACAACTGCTTTTTTGAACATTTTATAAGCTTCATGCTTTTGTTTAGGGTCAGTAATAAAGTCTTTGATATAACTCAATACTGACTGCATGTTTTTTCCATATTTTTTTGTTAGTCCTGACATATCGTATTCACGATAGTATCTTTCTTGCACCAACATCTCAGGAAATATATCTATGACCTGAGAATATAAAAGTGGGTCTAAAGTTCTTAGTTTGTGAAACTTTTTGGCAGCCTCTTGATGTATTGGTGTCGCAACTCTCAAAGAGTCTCCATTCCATACTTGCCAATCATAAATAGGACAATAATCAATATTGTTATCGTAAAAATATCTAAATATGTCATTTTCCTCCCAATCGTATACTGGTTTCACCAATTTTATATTAGGCATATTTATTTTTGTTCCACAAATGTAGTTTTCATTGATTTTATTCATGCAAGATGCATATCTAATCAAACTTTCACTTGCCCTTATACCATTGATATAAGCAATTTTACCTGAATAATATTCTGCAACTAAATGGTCCATGGTATCCTGTGAGAACACCCTGTCATCGTCAACAGTTATCGCATAATCAGGTATTGGTCTTATATGCTTTCTATCTTTATCCCATTGGATATATGTATGAGTTTGACCTAAAATATATTTTTGACTGTAAAGTGGCACACAGAAATACTTCATGTCTACCCAGTCTTTTTGTCTATACTCATTGACAAAATCTACAATGGCATTAGATATTAATTCTTCATCTCTAAATACCACATTGACTTTTTCTATCCCCCTGCTGTTTGCCACTTCTTTTACAAGATGCAGTGCAGCAAGACTATCTTTTCCACCACTGAACATTACCACAATGGTATCAAAGGTGTCAAATACATGGTTAATTCTTTTTATAGCCTCATCATAGACATTGGTTTCTATGTAGACTCTTTCTCTTTTTCTAAACTTCGCCATCAATCATTTCTGACACATGCTTGTCAATACGACTTGAATGTGTTTCCAAATGTGGATATTTTTCCTTTAATAATTGCAGGAAATTATGCCAATTAGACTGTTGCTGTTCATTGTCAAATATAATGTTATATTGAATAATGGCATTTCCATACTTTTCATTCTCAGGAACATATTTATCATCAGATAAGTCAAACTCCTTTGAAACTGTATCAAAGAATAATTCATTCTCTTTAAATCCCCAATTTAACAATTCGTCAATGTCAAACTCATTGGCTAATTTATCCCAATCCCATGTACCACTATTTTTGTTGAGTCTAATATTTAATTCTCTTTCTTGTGCTTTAGAAAGATTTAATTCAACACATGGTACTTCTGCGATATTCAACATTTTAGCAATTTTCAGTCTTTGGTGTCCACCTACGACATAATTTTTTCTTTTGGGATTTACATTGATGATTATTGGGTCAATAAAACCAAATGTTTCAATAGATTTTTTCAAATCCTCATGTTGTTTTTCAGACAACTGTCTTGGATTATATTCTGCCTCAACGAGTTCGTTGATTTTCTTTTGAACTATTTCTATGTTTCTGACTGCAGCCAAAATAGTATCCCTTTGTTTCAGGTTATGTTCGTAAAGACGAAAATAGGGTTTTACCCCTCTATATAAGAACTCAGTTCGTTTACAAAATTAGGTCTTTTTTATCTGTCTGTGGCTCTAAGTCTTGATATTGTTGATGAAAAAAAATTATCCATGATACAAAAAAGCCCCACTCTTACTATATAAGTTGCAGGGCTCTTTCGTTTAGTAGCCAACCAAATTATAGGTCTCTTGTATGTATGCTATAATTCAAGTTCGTGTTTTTTTTCAAGTAATCCACCAACACAGTATAACCTACATCATCTAAGGCTGCACTTTGTGCACCATTGTCAAATCTTGGGTTATACTCAAACTCTACTGTATATCCCCAATATTCGTCATATTTCAAAAAACCTTCTGCAGCAAGGGCTTTCAAGGTTTTGTCAGATTTCTTACCATTAAAACCTAATGCAGTCCAACGACTATACCAAGGACCATTGTAATATGTATCCTCAGGTGTCAAGCCTTTTGTCTTTCTATATTGTGTAAGCCATTCAGCGACTGCCTCCTTAGCCAACTCAACACCTTCCTTGTAGGTCTTAATAATATACTCAGTTTCCATATTCATTATGCAACCTCCTTACCATATAGAAGTTCAATTCTCCAATCGTGCCATTCATTATAAGTATCAAACTTAGGCTGCTCAATGAATTCCTGCCATTTCATGTAAGTATGCTCAGAATCAAATAATTTTGTAAACTCATCAGCATCCTTCATAGTCCAATAGTCATGTATAGGATTCCAACAACTTCTACAGACTATACCAAACTCAGTTCCTTTGTCACTTGCACCACAACAACTCGAGAATTGTAGTGTTATATCGTCATTCTTAAACTCTTTTTCTATAATTATACTCATTTTTCGTTCTCCTTTTTTTTAATATATACAATTAAATCCAGTGAAATGTGCACCATTTGCTGCTGCAATCTGACCATTCCAAATAATAGTCCATCTTCCACTCATTGTTCTACATCTAATATAACAAGCACCAAGTTTCAAAAGTCCTTGTACTCTTTCATCCTTCTGCATTGCTCTATTCAAGTTATCTTCAGTAGCATAAGTTTTTGCATAATCATCAATTGCAATCTCTCTACCTTTAATATCATTTTCAAATGTTGTTCTGTTGTTTTCCATTTTTTGTTCTCCTTTTTGTTTCAACATATAAGATATTACATGCCTGAATCAATACATACAACTATTTTCGTAAAAATTTTTCCTTAACGAAAACTGCTGCTTTTTGGAGTTTTTTGGATGCCCTATGGAAATAGACTCGTGCTGTGCTTTCTTCTATTCCTAAGGTTAAAGATATGTCTTTGAAACTTCTTTGATACAGTGTTCGGTCTATGAACACTTCATACTCTTGTTTGCTAAATTCTTTCGATGCTACGATACCTGCCATCATAAATCTAATTCGTCTTTTAATATTTTTTTCTTCCTTAGATATTTCATCTAAGAGTTGTTGATACCCAAAAGCCTCGTTATCAATATGTTTCATAGGTAAGTTCTAATTCAGGGAAATGTTCCACTAAATCTTTTTTCTTAATCCTTTCAATTATTCTTCTATGTGGTCGTATCGTATTTTTTAAAGTTCCATATTGGAATCTAACCCAACTTAATAAAAAGTATTGATTGTTGTCAATCTTAATCATGCCCAACTTATCAAGTATTTGTTGTGGTATCTCTTTATCAAATCCAGTATAGAATTTAATCACTTCATCGTCATACTCCCAAAAACCATCAAAAGAACATGTACTTGTAATGAACATCCAAAGCACTTTTTCATCATTGGACATTTTGCGAAACCATTGCTTTTTAAAAATATCAGCATCCATAAATCGCTTTACCATTTGTAACCTCCACTTGTTTTTAAATCCTGCAAGTTTAAACAATTCTGAAACACTTTCCAACCCCAATCTAAATCTTTCTTGGTTATCTTGTATTCTTTGTATTCTTTTTTGTCTTTACTCAGTTTTAAAATTATACCACCAGTGATTTTATTACCAGTATTTTCTTCATATAGTTGTCTATATGCTGCTAATTGAACAATGTATTCATCATGGCAACTATTTGAGGTTTTAAAATCTAAGATATAATATTTACCTCGTTCTTTGAATATGCAATCCACTGTGCCACCAAACTTATATTTCTCACTGACTAATTTAATTTCTGTATCACATATCTGCCACTTCTTGCCCTGCTGCCAATCCCAATATCCATAATAGGCTGTCTTAGCCTCAGATATCTGTGTTGGTGTATAATTGTCAAGAATAACTGATTTGCCTTCTATGAAACTTTCAATCATCTTGTGTGCCAATGTACCAGTTTTTCCTGCATTAGTAAGAATCTTCATAGAATCATCACCATTTAGACAATGCTTCCTTGTCCAACCAATTAAGACTTGTTTATTCCAACCTAATTGGGCATTGATAATAGTTGTCACTGACTTTACTCTTTTATCATTGACCTTGTATATAGTATGGCTCATTTGTAGTCCTCAATCCATGATTTTTGTTTTAAATTGCTTATTGAATTGTAGAAGTCAAAGACTTGCCATTGTCTTCCATGTTCTTTGTAAAACTCCTCTCTTTCCTTTAAATGCTCAGGACACCATGCATCATAGTTTTTGAATTTTTGCATTCTTTCTTCCAATGAACCTGCATACTTACCAAATTGTTTATATGTAGGGTGCGATTCTTTTATTTTTTTGTTTTTGTTTTGCCATGCTTTTTCTCTATTATTTAATTTCATTCCTCCACCTTTTTTATTCCATTCATATTATTATAACTGATAAATTCATATCCTATCTCAGTGAGTTCAGCAATAAGTTTGATTATTTTTTTGTGAATCTCCACTGCTTTTATCATTCTTCTATATTTTTCTGCCTCATCAGTCTTCATCTAAATAGTCCTCCGATTGTTTTATTCTTAAGTCATCTGTCATTAATTCTATTTCTTTTCTAAATTCTTTTGAGTTTAAATATTTCTTTTCTCCTGATTTCAATGTGCTATTTCTTCTTTGCTGCAAAGCATCATATTTTTCTTGTCCAAGTCTTGCCAATACAAATTCTCTATGTTCATTGGGATTACCACCTAAATAAGCATGACATCCATAACAAAGAGCCATTGTATTGTCCTCATCAAATCTTACAGTCCATGCACCTCTCGACCAATAATGACTACAGTGTAGAGCATTCGTAGGAGGTGTATATTGTTTTGAACATCTTTGACATGTCCAATTATCTCTTGTTCTTATATATTTACTCCAAGCAACATCACTTTGGAATAGTTTTACCTTAGGCATATTGTTCTCCTTTGAAAATGGGCTGTGGGTAGAATATGTTGAATAGTGGAGAACTACTTTTAGACACAGCCCAAATCATTAAATTAAAATGGTAAATCATCCTCAGGAACTTCCTCCACTTTTGGTTCCTCAAGTTTTACAGGCTGTGCAGGTGCTGCATCTTGATTTTCACATGCATCCACAAACGATTCAATTCTATTGAAGTTCTCAACAAATTGTTCTTTTGTCCAACTAAGCCCTTGTGCCATATAGACCTGCATTGTATTATTGAATATCATGCCGAATCTTGCACCATTATTCACAAAAGGTTTCTCTTTTGCTGCTTGTTCTTTTTTCAACATCTCGTCAAATTCATTAATTGACTTAGTGACTTGCTCAATTTTCTGCTCACTTCGTAATGCTGCATCAACTTTCCAATAATACATCAATTGGTCATTCTTAGTAAAGGATTCATAACTCAATGATATCTCATCACCAATACTGAAGTCATCTAATTTTCTTTTCAATGTATCACTTGCATCCAAAGTAAGCTGCTGACCATTCTGTAGAACATTGTATGCCCAAACAGAAAATGTACCACCTGAATACTGCTTTTCCTCACGAACAGCATTACTATTCAAAGTAAAGGTAACACTTGTACCTGGATTCTGTTTTAGTTTCTTTAAATCAATATAACTCATATAGTTCTCCTATTTTCTATGCTCTGCAGAAGTTGGATTTGCTGATTTCAAATACTCATCTTCTGTAGGCTGTTTATCTTTTTCTACTTTTAACTCGTCTAATTTATGTTGAAAATTTTTTCTTATCAACATAAAATTTTCTCTTATTTCATCCCTATCTGCATCACTGATTTGTGAACCACTGATTAGCAGCAACAACTTGTCAAAGAGTTCAATAGGAATGTCAGTTATCGTTATCTTATCCATTCATCTTATCCTCCAATTGAGTTAGCCAACGAAACATTGGATTATTCATAGAACTTACCATGTAGTTACCAATTGTTCCTAAAAACTCCTGCACAGTCTGATTAGATTTAGACCATATACCCATATAGTAATATCTAACCACTTGACAATCAGCAATTACAATATCTCCTTTTTGTTTAGGATGCTGTATCTCAAGATACCATGCAAATTTCTTGTTATGTGATTTTTCCCAAGCATCACAGATTCTTGTATAAGCCAAGGTTTGTCCAGTAGGCACTTCTTTGTTTTCTTCTTTAACCTCCCCAAGAATCAATACTGTGTTATCTATTTCATAACAAAAGTCTATATCTGTTGGGGATTTGTTCCCATGCTGCAGACCACTGAACAAGTGCATCTGCCGAAACAACTTGTCATTAATTATGCTGCGACTTGTCATTCATAGCCTCCATAAAAGTTTTCTTAAATGTATCTTTGAACTCTTGCTCAGCTTTTTGTTCTTCATAATGGTTTTTCACTTTTGCATAATGTATTGCATCAACGATTTCTCCAAACTCCTTTTGGTCATAATGCTTTATACTGATTTCTTTAATCATGCCAATTGTATCTCGCATTAGTTCAAACACTTTACCAAGATGCTTATCTAACTCTTGTTCCATTATCTTAATTTTAGATTCTGTTGCCATTGATTGCCTCCTTAAGTAATTGACCTTCTTTGTAGAAGTTGTCTCGTTCAACTCTTAAGCCCCATGGTAATTTCAAACTCATCACTTCCATTAAGTCAAAACTACCCATTTCAAAACCATATCCTAAATCCACAGCACCAAAGCACATTCCATACTCATCCATTTCACAGATAAGCCATGTTCCTTGTCCTGCAGGATTAAAGAGTTTCATCTCTACCACTGATTCCTCAGTAGTAAGACCCAACTCAAATTGGTTATAATGTTTTTGATATAGTTTATCTAATTCATGTGCTTTCATAAACACATATTCTTCACTGACATTGCCAGTATTAAACTCATTGATTTTATCATGTATTGTCATGATGCCTCCACTTATTCCATTCGTTTCTACCATAGTCGTCTTCATCAATTATGTTCCTTGATTTCCACAACTCTATTATATCACCAAAAAACTCTTTTGCAAAATTAACCAACTCTTTTAGCATTAGGTCTTCCAGTAAATTCATTTTTCAATTCATACAATATGTTTGTCATTTCGTTACTGCTGTTCATAAATTTATCATATTGTCTTTTTGCTGCTTTAAACTGTTTCGCATATTCAGTAGCCTTAACAACATCACCTCTACCTTTAGCATCCAAAAATTTATCAAATAAATCTTCAGTTTTTTCTAACAGCTCATCAGCTTTCTTAAATGTTTTATCGTAATTCATTTTTTGTTCTCCATTATTGTTCAACATATAAGAAACTAAGCATAAGAAAATTAGGATGCAATAGTTATTTAAAATTATTTTTTATGGTATAGAAACACTATTAAAAGGGTTTGCATGTATTGAGTCTGATACTTATAATAAGGTATGGAAGTTAGGAACTATAGATTAGAACAAAAGGTTGAAAACCCTGAAACCAAAATAAGACAAGGTAAAGGAGGTGAAACAATGTATCAAGATTTAGATAATGTTGAACAGTTCATTGCAGGTGAGCATGGTGGAGGTCTAACACAACAAGAAAAAGACTCAGTAGCCAATGTGGTTAAAGAACTAAAAACCTTTAATGAACATGAACTATCTATGTATATGGTGGAAGAAGTAAATGGATTTACAGAAAGACACCATGATTGGTTGCAATTATTTGTAGATACCAATTTAATTATAGATAGAATGCCTAATAAGTTTAGTTGTAGAGTAATGACTTTGCTAAGGCATAGCATAAGACACCTAATAAACAAATATTAATTTATAAGTTCCTAACTTTCTAAAAATGTGGATAAGTTGATAAGATTGTGGATAAGTAAGACTTACAAAAGAGTTATGATACTACTAAAGACAAAGACAAATATAAATATAAATATATGGACAAAGAAAAAAAACAAATAAAGGTATTGCATGTATTGATTGTGGTAATTAATATTAGGTATGTTGAATAAAAAAAAGGAGAACAAAATGATATTAGATATAATCGGATTTGCTTTTTTTGTGATTGTAATGTGGGAATTCTTTAAGGAGGTAGTTAGTGAAATTGGGTAAAAAGCCAAAAGGAGTCAAACTAATTATCAAAAGTGAGAATGAACAAAAATATGATATTGGTATCTATATGCTGCGAAAACAAGCATTCAAAGAATTACAAAGATATGGAGAACCAAGAGCCCAAACGATTGGGCAATTGGATGATTTAGGTTGGCATACTGCCTATACTAAAGATGAATTAAAAATATGGAAGAAAAAAAAATAACCTTTGTTCCCTGCAGGTTTGTTCTCTATACCTTTTTTTCCTGCAGGGTCAAAGGGATACTATTGAATTTGTTGTCTTAAAGTAAGTTGTGTTGCGAATCTGCTATCTGCGACTTCTGTAAATACCAAAGGCTTATCTAAACGAACCCAATGAAATTCACTGCCATCATAGTATAAGAATTTTTTGGACTCTCCTTTGAGTGCATTCTGCATTGTAATCAAATCTGTCTTAAAAGTAGAACTAATATTTTGAAAACTGATAGTAATTATTTCTTGACCTGGATTCACATTCAATGCATACTCTACTCCACCTAATGACCTTTGTACTTGGTTTTCATAATCAATGGAAGTTTGAACATTGACATCAGGCTCTATCTCAAATGATAGTTTTTTACCAATTAAAACTTCTGATACATTTGATACTGCATTTAAAAATTTAACATAGAATTTATCACTGGTAGTTTCAGTTAAATCTCCAACTTTCCACCCTGCCTCAGTTGCCACTGCTATTGTTTCTAAATTCGTGATACTTCCACTTGTACCACTTAATATCCTAATAATAGAACCACTACCACCACTTGCACCTGTAAAATATGCTGCAGCAACATCTGCTGTCGCACTACTCCCAACTGCATATTGAATTGTATCACCACTATTTATTGCTGAAAAAGTTGTTCCAATATTTTGGTCTGCTGACCTTTCATGATTTGTGATAACATCTGATTCTGCAAAAGTTTGTGTTGGCGAAGTTCCTGATACTGTACCTTCATTTACATCGTTATCACTTCTATACATATTAATTGAATCATAAATAAAATATGATGCCATTACTAAACCTCCCTACATTGAATTTGGACATTGCCAATTCTTCTTTTTAAATCTGTTATTATAAATTTTTTACCTGACCATGCATCCTTAAATAAACGAGTCGGCATGGCTACAAAGCTATCAAAGGTATCTGATATTTCATCAAATGGACTACCTAATTCACTGAATGTTATTTCACCAAAATCTACAAAGTCACCTATTTGCAGCATTCCATATTTCTCAGGATTTACCAATGTCGCACTAACAGTTGTTCTATATTGACCAAACAATGACTTTCTAAAGTTAAGCCAACTGGTATTCCTACTTGTGCCACTGATAGCAATAGCAGCTTTCAAGAAGTCTAAGTTTATTTCTTGTTTTTGGTGCAATGTACTATCAAAGATTACTGAATGCTGTGAGCCACTTTCTGTAGATACATATGTTTCATTATTTGTATATTTATTTTCTGCAGGGTGTTCATTGAAGTTTACCACTACATTTGTTTCTAAATCTTGAACTGGTGTGATTCCCAACTCATAATTACTAATATCATTTTGAGATAAATCCACTGTAGCAGTTGGACTGTTTGGTATCGTAAAGTACCTAAATTCAGTGACTCCTGTAATCGCAGTTTGTTGTGCCTGTGGACTATATTCAAAAAAGAAACATCCTTCATACTGAAGTTTTTTCATTACATCTTCTAACATCATAGGCTCATACAGACTTAATCGTGTTTGCCAATGTGTTGTGCTGTTAGTTGTCGTTGAGTCTCTTAATTCTGCTACACCTTTATATCCATTGTTTAAATTATCTGCATCAGTAGCTAAAGAATCAATTCCTACAAAATCTTTTATCAATTGTCTATGTATGGAAACAGGATTGTTCAAATCATCATTGACTCCTGTATGACCATTAAAGTCACTTGTTTTTATATCTTGACCAATATATAGTTTTTCAATGTTTGCATTAGATTCTTGTTTTGCTATAGGCTCATCAGTTGTTTCTAATGTCGTTGTATATGTTCCTAAAATACTGTGTATTTTTAAATCACATGTAAAGTCATCAAATTGACCCTGCGAAGGTTCATCCGAAGTTAATTCTAAAGACAGTCTCAATCTATCTTGTATTTGTCCATCTTTAAAAATATCATCAAATTGAGTTTGATTTAATATGAATGACTTTGTAGTTGTAGAAACATCTGAAGTTTGTATTGTACTCGCACCACCTTCAAAGAATATTGCATTTGTTTGGTCAGCCATATTAGAGTCACTGGATAAGTCATCTGAGTGCATGTAAAGTTTGACACCTGAAAATCCATTATTTCCTGTGAATGTTATTGAGTACCTAACACTAATTGTGAATCCTGTTAATTTATGCATTGGTTTCGCAAACTTTAAAAATATTGATGACCCTGCTACATCCTCATTAGTACTATCATCAGCAGGATTCAATCTGTTGGAAATCGTAGCAAAACTGGTATTGTTCAATGTACCATCAGAATTTAAGTCTAATATGTTTGCAGGATTTGTGATTGTCGCAGTTTGCAAAAGTGATGAACTATACATTGATTGTTCATTACCATTTTCATCTGTAAAATCATTTGGCACCATGTTAAAATCTTTGACTAACTTGCTATTGACTTCAACAGTTGTACCACCATCAGCATCAGCAGGATTCAACAGTTTTGAAGTTGTAGTGGATGAAAAACCTGACTTTGTCAATGGTATAAATCTTTGAACATTTTTATCATAAAACTCTAAATTACTAATGCTGGAAGTATTGTTTGCAATTTTGTTTGGTAATAAAAACACCAAATTATCATTATCATTTCTTATATATGGAACTTCATAAAGATTAAATATATCTTTTGAGTAAACAGAACTTGATGATTGACCAAAATCACCCAACACATATGGTATTTGTACACCTGCAAAATCTCCAGTTGTCTTTGCCTGTGGTAATGATACATTTTGGAATGGTCTATTTGATATAACATTTATGATAACTGTATTGTTGCTGTATCCAAAACTTGATATTTTACCACTAAATATTTGAAGTGCATTCGCAGCAGTATTATCATTATCAATTTGACTCAATACATTCACTTGTCCATTGATATATTCATTGCCTAATAATTCCAATAAGGTAGTACCATCAATATCAATGTTAGCAATATTCAAAGTGATAGCACCAGTTTTTGTTGTAAAACTTTTTAGGTCTAAAGAATAATTCACCTGTGGTTTATTTAAAATTGCAGGATAATAATCAACATTGTTGTATTGTGTTTCTGCGAAACTAAATGCTAAGTCAGGTGTATTGGTTGTCAATATACTGGAGTTAGTATTTTTAAATATTTGGACTAACCAATTCTCAGTAATTGTTGCCCCCAACTTGCTTTCATAATTGCTATTTGTAAAACTCATCTTCGTCTTTTCCCTCTTATTAAGTCTCTATCTGCTTTTCTTGCACCACCTCTACCAGTTACAAAACTACGAACCCTACCTGCTGCCCAAGCATGTGCAGATACACCTGCACGACTACCTGAACTGTAATATGCACCTAATCCTCGTTTGTAAACTTTTCTTAAAGTAGCAGCAGAAAAACCTTTACCTGAATATTTTTTTATGGTCGCAGCCATACCACTGACTCTACCTCTTTTTTTTCTTACCACTTGCCACTCTCTTTTTACTAATAGCATCCATCATAGCAGGTGTTAATTTACCTGCTTTATAAAGTTTTGCTGTTCTTTTAATTTCTCTTTCTGTTTTTTTTCTATTTTTTGAATTAGAAAGATATTTTAATGGTACACCTGATTTACTCTTTTTCACTTTTCTAAACTTTCTTTTCATTTAGTAATCTCTTTTTTAATTTTATTCAAGATTTCATCTTCTCTAAATTTCATTGATAAGTCTGCCTCAAATCGTTTTACTTCTACACCATATTCAAAGATGATAATGGTTGGTACTACTGATATATCCCATTCTTTTTGTATGACTGCACCAATGTTTTTATTGGCAATATCTACATATCCAGTATAGCATTTTTCTAATTTTTCTAATGGTATTTTGTTTGCCCAATTCCAAGAAGCATTCACTTCTATAACTGCACAAAATTCATTCTTCATTAATTGAATATCTTGAAAACTATCCAAAGATGCTGATTGTGAGTATAGCGACGAAGTAAATAATCCAAGCACCAATAGCCACATATTTATCAATTTTTTCATAATCCATATCCTAATTGTTGTTCATTTTCAGTAGAGTATCATTAATACTTCTTGTATCTTCTTTAATGTCATCTACTTTATCTTCTAATTTTTCTACTTTTTCTTCAGTATTTAAAATTGAATTTCTAATCATCTGATCCTTAAGATCATATTCTGTTCTACTGATTGGT